TGGCGGTGCCGGTGAACACCCGGCGCATGGTTACGCAAACAAGACTGCCCCATGGACTCAACTGGAACGTCTTGTCACAGGAACTGACCTGCACTGGCTTAATCACCATGTTCACGGCGGCCATCGTACCGAGGATACCTGTATCCCCGGCTTCAACATGATCGTGTTGGATATCGACGGGACGATGAACTTGTCCACGGCGAAGATGCTGATGAAAGATTATTCGGCGATCTACTACACGACCAAGCGTCACACCGACGATGCAAACCGGTTCCGCATTGTTCTTCCGACGAACTACGTCCTGCAAATGGACGCGAAGGAATACAAGGAATTCATGAAGAACGTGCTGGAATCCCTGCCGTTCGAAGTGGATGAGTCCTGTACTCACCGGAGCAAGAAGTGGATGTCGCATGGCGCTCACTTCGAGCAAACCGAGGGCGAGCTGTTTGATGTCCTGCCCTTCATCCCGAAAACCAGTAAAAACGAAGAACGTCTTCAGCGGCTGGGTTCCCAGCAGCAAATGGACAATCTGGAACGCTGGATCATCAACAACACGGGTGATGGCAACCGTAATGTCATGCTGCACCGCTATGCCCGTTTGTTGATCGAAGCCGGGAAGAACTGGGCGGAGATCAAGGACTGCGTCACGTCGCTCAACGATAAGTTGGCCGACAAGCTGTCCGAAGCCGAGATCCTGGGCTCTATCATGGTCACTGTCGGTAAAGAGCTGGCAGCCCGCCCTTAACCTTCACACTGGCCCCGTCCCGGGGCTTTTGTGATCTCATTCAGGAGTATTCCTATGAACGAACATTTGGCGCTCATTTGCGGCAAGTCGGGCAGTGGCAAGTCTGCTTCCCTGCGCAATTTGCGCGATCCCGAATCGGTTCTGTATTTGAACTGTGAAGCGGGCAAGCGACTGCCTTTCCCGGCGAAGTTCACCCAAAAGACGGTGACCAACCCAAACCAAGTGAAAGAAGCTTTCGCGTGGGCTGAGAAGCAGGACCACATCAAGGTCATCATCGTTGACACCTTGACCTTCTGGCTTGATATGTACATCAGCCAGTACGTTCGCACCGCCGTTGACGGCCGTGCCGCGTGGGGCAACTTCGCTGAATTCTTCCGCTCGACCATGCAGGTCGATGTCGCCAAGTCCTCCAAGAAGGTCATCTTCCTGGCTCACGTCCTCGACGTGTACAACGAAACCGCCATGGTCATGGAAACCGCGATCCCGGTCGCCGGCTCCCTGAAGAACCAAGGCATCGAAGCCTACTTCTCCATGGTGCTGATGTGCCAGAAGATCAAGTTGGACGACCTCACCGAAGAGAACGACCTGCTGAAGATCACCGACCGCGAGAAAGTCGTCGGCTTCAAACACGTCTTCCAGACTCAGGTCACCAAGGACACGATCAACACCCGTATCCGTGGCCCGATGATGCTCTGGGGCGACAACGAAACGTTTATCGACAACGACATCCAGATGGTCATCGACCGTCTCGATTCCTACTATAACTGAGTAACTGTGGCCCCCTCCGTGGGCTGTTGTGAATTTCCTTCTCATAATTTTGGAGCAACACCATGAGCCTCAACCCTTTTGCCAACACCGCTAACACCACCAACGAATCCATCGAAACCGACAGCGACCGCTTGGGCGGCAGCTTCGTCTGGGATTCCAACGCCTATGAAGTCACCGTGCTGTCTGCTTATGCAGGCAAGTCGAAAGGCGGCGCCGGTTCCATGAACCTTGAAGTTCAAGGTCCGGACGGTCGCAAGTTCAAGTTCACCGAGTGGGTCACCTCGGGCGATGCCAAAGGCAACAAGCCGTACTACGAACGTGACGGCAAGAAGTCCTACCTGCCTGGCTTCAACAACATGAACGCCATCGCGATGTTCTGCGCCAAGAAAGAGCTGAACGCGCTGACCTTCGAAACCAAAATCGTCAAGCTGCGCAACTTCGACACCAAAACCGACGTGCCGACTGAAGTGCCAATGGCCGTCGAGCTGATCGGCAAGAAGTTCATCCTCGGTCTGCTGAAGGTCGAAGAAAACAAAACCAAAAAGGTAGGCAACGACTACCTGCCGGTTTGTGACGCAACTGGCGCACCGATCACCCGTTTCACCAACGAAATCGGCAAAATCTTCTACCCTGACAACAAGTGCACCATTGCTGAGCTGCGTGCAGCCAAGCAGTCCGGTTCCACTCCGGTTGCTGACTTCTACCCGAAATGGCTCGAAGCCAACGCCGGTAAGGTCATCGACAAGGTCAAGAAGGAAAATCTGGTCCCAGAAGCTGGCGGTGCCGGCCCTGCTGGTACCCCAACCGACGCTTCCGGCGCCGAAGTCGATTCGTTGTTCGACTGAACACCACCATGGGTCGGGTAACCGGCCCCTTTCAGGAGCTGTCCATGTCTGTATCCGCTGAACAAGCGCTGGAATCTAAGATTCAAGCCAAAGGCCTCACCACTGCGCCGCGTGTTACACCGGCCGCGCTGGATGCCATGATCAAGACCACTGAGCTAATCAAGATCGACCCTTCGATCCTGCTCTGCGTCCTGACCCTGCATAACGGCCTCACGGTCGTCGGCAAGAACCTGGGTAGCGTCTCTCCGGAGAACTACGACGAAGAGTTGGCCAAACAATTGGCAATGCGCGATGCGCGTGACCAACTGTGGCCGCTGGCCGGCTTTATGCTGGCTGAAGACATCCACCGCGGTAATCGCCCACTGACTCAGGAACAGCGTGAGCTTCCTGACCATGTGCAGCGTGTTATCACCGAGATGTATCAGGTTGCCGCTCGTCTGATGGGTCTTTCCGAATTCCTTGTGAAGTTGGATGCTGGTGTCCTCGACTGGATGGATTTGTCCATCGAAGAGATCGCTGACCTGCGTGAGCAACATGGCTTGATGAAAGACTATGTTGCCGTGCTTCAGCGTCGCCTTTCACGCGCTGGCGTGTAATGGCTCGCCTCAGTATCGCTGGGTTTGACCCGTCCAGCAGAAACTGGGGAATTGCCGGTGGTTCGATCGATATCGACACCGGAGTGCTGACCATCAAAACCCTTCGAGTTGTGCGTAGCAATCCGCTCGAAGGCAAACAGGTCCGCCAGAACTCACAAGACTTGAGCACGGCAAACCAGCTATATGAGGGCGTGATGCCTTTCCTGGCTGCGAACTTGATCTTCGCCGAGATTCCGCAAGGCAGTCAAAGCGCCCGAGCCTCTCTCTGTTCTGGGATCTGTATTGGAATACTGGGAAGCCTCCGCGCCTCCGCGCAATTCATTGAAGTAACGCCCAACGAGGTCAAGCTTGCCGCTCATGGCAGCCGCACGGCTACCAAGAAGCAAATGATCGACTGGGCAGTGAAGCAACACCCGGAAGCGCCTTGGCCGCGCAAGTCCAATGGCGACATCCATTTGGGTGACGCTGAGCACATGGCTGATGCCGTGGGCGCGATCTATGCTGGTTTATTGACGAATCAGTACAAACAACTCATTCAATTCCATAAAGGAACGCAAACATGCAACTGACTCTGACTCACAACGACGTTACCAAAGCACTGTGCGCTTACCTGCAAGCTCAAGGCATGACCGCGTTCGATCCGAACGTTGTCACCGCCGAGTTCGCTTTCAAGCGTGGCACCAAAGAACTGACCTGCGTGCTGGACACCGAAGCACCGGTTGTGGTGGTGGCTGAAGCCCCAAAGCAATCCGCCGTGACCCCGACCGCGACCACCTCTGCGCCGGTTGCGGAAGCCCAGGCCACTGCACCAGTCGCGGTTGCCGAAGAGCCTGCGCATGTTGCGCCAGTGGTCGAGCCTGTGACTACCACTGCTGAGCTGGAAACCGCTGGTGGTGGTGACGACGACAACCTGTTCGACTGATCCTGCACGCCCCAGGCAACTGGGGCAAACCAGAGGTAGAACATGTATCAGCACCCGTCACAAGACCCGAGTGCCCGCAAGCGCCATTGGTACCTTGCGGTGTGGTCTGTCCCTCAGGTCGGCTCTTATATGCCGGCCAGTGCGTACGTCTGGTCCGACAAGCGCAGCCTCACCATCCCTCAACTGACCGCGGCTAAAGAGCAGCGCAAGTTGGGAGAAGGGGCTGTGTTGGTCAACGTGGCCTATGTGGGCTTCATGACCCAGTACGAACTGACCGGCACTTCACCGGAGCCGGTACCGTCGGCGACAACCGCAGCTTACAACCTTGGTTTGGAGCAGGCACTTGCCCACCCGAACCCGTCACAACTGGTCAACGCCTTTAATATAGGTGACGACTTCAATCGCACAGAATGGGAAGCGGGCGTAGCCCGTGCCCAAGACATGCGCACCAGAATTGATGCAGCCCCGACCCGGCTTTTAGCCGAACGGGATGCTTTCATAAGGAATGAATGATGTTCGGTAAATTCGCTGGCAAGCTGTTCCGTGGCGCCAAGAAAGTTGAAAACCGTGACCTGATGGAAGCCATCGTTGGCGGTGGCCTGCTGGTCGCCGCTGCTGATGGTGACATCGAGAAGGACGAGCTGAACAAGCTCGAAAAGCTCATCTCCGGTAACGAAAACCTGAAGCACTTCGGCGCCGAAATCGGCAAGACCATTCGTCGTTTCAGCGATCTGCTGGATGGCGACTTCCTGGTCGGCCGTAGCAAAATCCTGCGTGAGCTGCGCGACATCCAAGGCAACGATGAACACGTCGAAGACGTGGTCCTCAACATCCTGGCCATCGCAAAGTCGGACGGTGAAATCGAGCCGGCCGAGCGCAAGGTGATCGAAGAAGTCGCGCGTGAGCTGGGCTATCGCCTCAGCGAAGAACACTTCGAAATCCGCAAAGGCGCCTGAGTGCGTAACGGTAAAGTCGTACTGCCCATCCTCGTTCTGGTACTCGTTATCGTGGCCATCGGCTACGGCATCGGCTGGAGCAAGTGTGAATGGTACGGCTACCAAACTGAACGCAATGTGCGCTTCAGCGGCTCAATCGGCTGCATGGTGAAAACCAGCAACGGTTGGGCTCCTAGAAGCGAGATGCGTTCGGAACTGGACTAAACCAGTAAAAAAGCAGAGGAAGTTGCGCACATTGGCACTGTAAAAGCCTCGTACCAGACCAAACTGTTGTATGTCTGAAACCAAGGATCGTACCTTGGCTTGGTGGCCACGCCGGTTGTTACCGCGAAAAGCTGCTGGGAAAAACTCTACAAAGATTTAAGGGGTTGGCTGATGAGGATACGTTTGCCGGTTCCCGGTACGTGTCCGCAGCATTTCGTAGTGGGGCCTCGGCCAATGCGACAACCCCGCCTAATTGGCACCTCTTCTGGACACAGAAACGCTGTTAGCTACAGCAGGTACAGAAACAATGCTGAGGTGCCTCTTAAACCCTGACCCCGGGCAGGGGCTGCTGACCCGACTGGCATATAGTCGGTATGTCTGTTCGAACATAAGATCGAACCCAATATCCCTCTGTAACTGTGATGTGCTTGCACATGGCAAGTGTAGAGGTGGTATTGGGGAACACTTTGCGAATACTCCGGCCGTTGGCAGGAGGCTGGCGATGTAGCGCAGCCGGCTGAGTAAAGTGTTCCCCAATACCCCCCTAGGGTATTGTTAACTGACAAATCAGGAAACATGGGGCGAGTAAGCCCCAAGTATTCATCTATTGAAATGTGGTACGCGAGCGAGCAAGTTAGCCGCAATTGCGTTCCCCTTACCGCTGATGGGAAGGGGTTATCGAAGCACAGCACAACATACCGAACGCCGAAGTCCGGTATGCACAAACGAGCAAGTTTGTGACTAATAACCTATAAACTTGAAAGTTGGTAACTTTCCCGGAACATTATCCCCGCAAGCTGACTCTTCGGAGAGGTTTGCACTTGGATGGTGTTCTGGTGGTACATCTGCCACTCTGAATGAGTGTTGCCATGGGAAGCGACGGCAGATGTACTTCCAGAACACCCACCAACAGAAGGAATGCAATATGTGCCAAATCTGCGACGAAGCTCTGCTTACACACGCCCAAGCGGCGAATATGCTGGCAAGTGCTGCAAAGATGCTTTATGGCATCAATCAAAGCGCTGAAGCCACGACTCTGGCAAAAGCTGCTGCAAAACTGTTCGAAGAACCGAAAGTGTCCGGTCAGGCTGGCAATGCTGGCCACGCTTCGCCGGGTGAATCTAAAGGTGCGCCAGAAGACGTGAAACCCCAGGCTGCTGCAGCTACCGGGAATCAACCTAAAGGTTGGCACATTGACCCGGCCACCGGCACTTTGTACCTCGACGACCTCCCCCTCGGGCGAGCCGTGATGATCAAATCCCCAGTACGGCATTGATCCGGGCAGCACGGCTGATTCTGGGAATATTTTTCGGGATCGGCGCGCTGCTCGCCCTGATCACGACATTCGTGGTGTTTGGGTACGTGTTCAAGATCATTGCCTTCTTGGGGGCATTGCTCTGCGTACTTGTCTTCATTGTCTTTCTGGTTTGGGCAGCGATCAAAGAGTTCGTGTTCGATGCAAAGAAAAAGCCCCCAAATTAGGGGGCTTTTTTATTTCAGAGCATCTTGATTGCCGGAAGCTCTTTTAACGAGCCAAGGTAACCAAGTGCCCCATCTTGCAGCGGATTGTTGCCGATCTTGTTCGTCCAGCTCGAATCCAGTACCGACTGCAAACCAGACAGGTAATGTTCCAGTGCCACCAGAATCAGGCCGCGTGCAGGACGCTCTTTCACCAAACGCATGATTACCTTCTGAATCCGGAGGTAATACTTGGTGAACATCACAATACCCATATCGTTGAGATATTGTAGGGTACGGTGCGAAGGCAGGTCGTAGTTTACGAAACTGTCCTCGGCGAGACGCAATGCATCAGCTTTGCTCAGTGGATCTTTCCGGCGAGTCGTTGCGTGCTCATAGAGCGCATAACGAGACACCAAGTCGGACAACTGAGTCGATTGGCTCAGGAACTTGTAGGTTGCGGTGTCATGAGTCATGTAGACCTGACGACCGACTGCACGCATCCAGGCTGGCACCTTAGAAGTGAACCGTTCCACCTTGTGCTCCAAGTGAGCCTTGTAGGTGTAGCGATTATCGTCAACTTCAACGTCTTCTACGATTGTCGGCATAAGTCCGGCATCAATCAGCGGTTTGATCGGGTTACGCGCCAAACGATCCCGCAATTCCACCATTTCCACCTCAGCCGCTTCAGTATCCGCGAAGTAGCCGATCTCAACCGATTGCTGCAACTGCATCAGGCGTTTCGAATCCTTACGGTAGTCGATAGCCCCTTTGATTGCGATTGCGTGCGAAGAGATTGCCTTTTGCAGCGGAACCCCTTCCCAAGCGAGCAATGTCATGTTGGACATGATGTTGCCGGCCAAAGTCATCACGTTTTTCACAACGAGGATGTCCTTCATCTCTTTGACCAGTGCTTGCATGATGTCTTCGGCTTGACCGACGCGCAGTGCAGCTTTCTCACCGAACATGGCAGAAGTGATCCCTACAAGGGTTTTTTCCATCAAGTTACGGTCAGTCGGCAGCGCAGCGAACGCATTGGTCAAACTGAACTTACGGTAGCCAAAAATCAGATCGATTTGGTCAGCCGGCACATACATCGCGTCTTCTTTCCATACCTTCTTGATTTCCCGCTTGGTGCTTTCCGGCAGCAGGCGGTATGCCTCAGCCAGCGTTGCATCATTGCTATCCGCAGCCACACGCAAGTACGAAGCTGGGCGCGACGTGTAGTCCGCACGGTACTGGTCGTACATCGACCGCACCACATCCGCGTTCTGCGCAGCAGACGACACCTTGTCCGCAATCTGTCCGGCCATGACTCCCATCACCTGATCCATCGAATTATCGCGGTCCAACAGGACATCGCGATTGTGTTCGACCATCAGGTGACGGTAGTCAGCTATGCGACCGTCAGGCGCCAGGGTGGGGGCCATGTGCCCTGCTTGGGCATTGCGTGGGTCGTAATTCGAACCCCGGGTGAACAAGTCGGCGATTGCCCCGGCTTTGGCCGCTGCAATCTGCTGGCGTACGGCAGCCGACGTGGTCTGCGTGCCCTGCATCATGTTCAGCGCTTCAGTGACCGGGCTCGACCCTTTGGCGTTCATTCCGGTGAACGACATGGCGCCGGTCAACAGGGCGTTCTGGCCAGAGCCCCGACGGGTCATCAGGACACGCGAACCGCCTTGCAGCGCCTTCACGTTCGGGTCCATCTGCAGACGGGTGCCTACGGTGTACCCAGCGCGCTGGTGAGCTTCCACGTCACGTTGATCGACCAGCAACACTTCGATCTTGTTGTCATGGATCTCGGCCACATAACCGGTCTGTTGCAGCGCTTCGGTACCAGCGAACAGCTCCTTGGTCGCCTTGGCTTGCAGGCCTGTGTGCAGCTTCAGCATGAACTCGATACCGTTGCCACCGTCTTGACGGTTCATCTCGGTACGCAGCACTTGCTTCGCATTGTTCAGGTCGACATCACCGGAGTAAGCCAGTGCGTACACACCCACCAACTGCTCCAGCAACGGCGTCAAACCAGCAATAAGATGAGCATCCTGCCCAGCTTTCTTGGTGCCGTACATGGCCGCGATATTACCGGTCGACAGCATCAGGTTGGCCGAAGTCGAACCCCCGATCACCTTGTGGTGCGCCAAGTCCTTGGTCTGGCTGATCATGTACCGGGCATTCCCCGACATCGCCGTGACCTGAGCTTCCAGATCAGCCCGATACGCGGCCATTTGCGCCGGATCTTCCATCAGATCCCGCAGCCCGGACACACCTTTCACCGCGGCGATGGCCTGAGCGTTGGTGCGCAAGAACACCTTGGTCAGTGCATCGCGCTGGTCCTGGGTCAGATCCTGCCCTTGGTTGGCGAAGGCCTCGTTCACAGCCTGCGCCGTGTTCTCGATCACCGCTTTACGCTCTTGCTCGATGGCCTTGGCACCTTTGAACAGCTCGGCAGCCAGACGACGGGAGTCATAGACACCGCGCCATTCGCTGAGCAGTCCAGTAGCCAGACCCTGACGACCTTTCATGTAAGCGTCGCGGGTGGTATTGATGTGCTCCAGCACGTCGTCCAGTCGGTCGCCGGCCAGTGTCGAGATCGCTGCACCCACAAACGGAACGCCCGGGATACGGGAGTTGCGGAAGAATTTCGACTGCCCGAAAGCATCCGCTTTCTCGCGCACGGTTTCACCCGCTGCCGTCAGCACCGTCTCGATCTGGTCGAGCGAGCCCAGCTTGTCTTGGCCCATGCGTGCTTTACGCTTGGCTTCGATATCCACCAGGTCTTCGACCAGGGTACGCAGTGCCTGATTGCCCGCCATGCCCGGGGTGACCTTGGTCATCAACGAGGACAGGCGTTGCATCAGACGACGGAACAGCTCGGTCAGGCGGCTGGCCCACGGCAGTTCCTTCAGCGGGGTTTCCAGATTCGCCGTCGAGAACGCCAACACGTTGCGAACTTCAGCCGAGGCCAGACCCAACGCTGCAAAGCGTGACAGGTAGGCATTCTTGCCAGTGATGCCCGCTTGCGGACGGAACACGAAGTCCCATTTCGCTTTGGCGATATCCTTCTCATTCTGGCTTGCGGTAGCCCAGATTCCCTTGTGGAAGTTGCGGCCATCTTTGTTCAGGGTCGCTCGTGCTTCCTTGAACAAATCTTCCAGCGCTTGGCGCACGAACAGCGTGTCTTTGTGCTCCATGGCAAAGGCCACGGTGGCTTCGACCGATTCCAGTACAAATGCTTCCTGTTGCGACAGGATAAAGGCATTGGCCGTTGCTTCCGAACTGAATGGCAGCTTGCCGGTGTTCACAGCCTTCAGGAACACATCCATTGGCGTCAGCGCACGGTTTGCCGCAGCTTGTTCCTTGAATGCACCGTAAGGGCCATAGACCGGGTCAACTGTCTCAGCCAGCAGGTTCTTCAGGTACTCAACGTGGCGAACATCCGTTTGCACACCAGATACCGAAGCCAGTGCGTCAAACACTTGCTCGGCCGTCATGGCATTGATGTGATCGACCGCATCTTCGTACTTGTGCGTCTTGGTGGCACGGGCATCGCGTACAGCGGCGGCTTCTTGGAACAGACCGGCAGCATTCGCCACCAAGTTGGCCATACCGTTGTTTGCCGACACTTTATTGTCGCCGAACAGCAGAGTGGTCAGCTTGCCGATGAAAGTCTTCAGGCCGTCGAGGAAGCTGCGGTTACGCTGCTCTACTTGGACTTGGGACAACACATCGCGCTGGAATGCCTTGTTGGTCAGGCCCCAGGCCAGCAACTCATGCACGTTGGACGTGGCATTGCGGAATCGTGCCGACATCTCACCATTGTTGGCGATGAGCTCGTCAGCGATCTGCCGCAGGCTTTCCAGATCAGCCACTGCACGACCGGCGATCGTATTGGCACCATCATGCTGATCAACCAAGTTGGCCAGGGCAGCGTGTACCAGTTCGTGGGTCAACAGCTCCGGAGTGATACCCGATTCAACGAATTCAGGCGATTTGATGAACAATGCTTCGGTGCCGTTACGCTGTGCGTACCAACCACGGGATTTGTCCACACCTTCACCGAATGCACCTTCAGGACCAGTCTCGGCGGTGATGTAGTTCACACGCACGCCAGCAGGGATACCTTTCTTGGCCATTTGCAGCACAGTGCGCTGGAACGGGTCTTGGCTGTAGGCAACCAGTGAATCAATCAGGTTGTGCGCCGACAGGATGTTACCGGACAGCAGCTCTACCAGATTGGTGTCAGATTGCACCACAGGGGTACCCAACTGGCCCCATACCGACAGCTTCTCTTCAGACGCAGTGTTTACCGCGTTGATCACATCGGCGGCTTGATGCTCAGGCAGAATCTGCACAGCATCGCCCAGAGTCCGGTTACCCGAAACCATGGAAGCAATGACCTGCTCAACTGCGTTGGTTTGCTCAAGCGAAGCCAGGGTATTGAGGGAAGTAGCCGGCGCCAGCGTAGTCACCGAAGTGTTGGCCAGCACAGCGCGTTGACCCGGCTGATACACAGCAGGATCGACAGCAGCCGCAACGTCCAGCATTTCAGCCACGGATTCAGCGCCTTCGTTGAACGAAGTGCCCACCTCAGCCAGTTTCTTGGCTGCAGCTTCGCGATCAGCGTCGGTTACCACGTACGAACCACCTTCAGTGGCGTATTGACCGATTGCCTTGAGCTCAGCCATCATCGACAGCTTATCAGTGTCTGCCTGACGGGCAGTTTCACGGATAGCGGTCAGTTGTTGCGCAATACCGCCGCGCTTCTTCTCGGCACGCTGAATCATCTTCTCGCGCAGCTTTGGCTGGATGCGAGCGGCCAATTCGGGGTTCTGCATCGCTTTAGCGACACCGGCCAGCACTTCATCCAACATGTTGGACATGGCGGTCGGCGACGAATAGTTCAGCAGGGTTTCGAAGGTAGCTTTGTTCAGTTCCTGCCCCACTTTCGCCACATTGTTCAGATCGACACCCAAGGCGTCGTGAACGTTGAGCGCTTCCATTTCACCGTAGACGGCCGAGGCAATCGCGGAGTCGGAAGAGTGAATCGAGGTAATGAACGGCATTACGCCCGGGTCGATGTCTTCGGTGCGAGTAGACGACACTTTCGACGAACCAATGCCCATCATCTGGCCATCTGGTGCGATTGTGTTGACCATGTCACCGAAAGCAACTTCTTGCTCATACGGCAGCGAGGAATCCAGCTTACGCTGCGACTTCGCCATGTACATGCCCGCTTCACGCTGACCTGCCGCCTGAGACATGGCAGTTTGCAGGATCGGCGCCATATCACCCATCAGAGCATCGACTTGTGTCAGTTGCTCTTTGGTCAGGGTGCGAATCGCCTCACCAGCATTGTTGCGTGCCACTTCTGCGCTCGAACCTTCAACGAACTCGGTGACGCCTTCGCGAACCGCGTTGAACAGGTCAAACGACAGCTGTGCGGTCTGGTTGATCACGTTACGCCGTGCAATGAAGGTCGCGTAGTTGTCAGCCAGGGCATCTTCGGTTGGCTTACCCAACAGCTCATAGAACGACTTCTTCAGCGCAGTTTTCTGCTGTTCAGTCAGCTTGGTTTCCAGTGCCTGCTCATAGCCGGCGTTTGCTGGCAATGCAGCCTTTGGCAGACGCATCAGGGTATTGACCGCGGAGAACAGTGCAGTAATTGCCGCATTGTCACGGTTCGCAGCAGCATCTTCGATACGGCTGTAAATCGCTTCAACGAAACCATCAGCCATACCTTCTACTGCTGTTTTCGGGTTGGACCCGAACATCAGTGCAGTCAGGGGCTTCTTGATGATGTTCCGACCCTTGGAGGTCACGTTACCCTCGACAGTTTGCAACTGGCCGGTGATTACCTGCATGGCTTGCAGCATGTTGACGTTGCGGCCTTGCAGACGGTTCAACGCACCGGCAATGTTCGACTCATACAGATCGAGGTTGCCATCCACCGCGTGGAAGTCATTGAACTGCGAGTACGGGCTTTCCAGCTCGAAGAACCCACCTTGGTTCATGGTTTCGAAGCCTTTGGCACCCAGCATCAGCAGGGACAGCATCGGCCCGTTGGTGACACCGTCAACCTCACCCATCATGCTCGTTTCGAACGAAGGCTTGCCGTCCTGCTCAGCAATACGCTGTTCAGCCAGGGCAACCAGTGCATCGAACGAATGGAAGTTCTCACCA